GGGCTCTTACGCCGCGGAAGAAGGTGATTCTGGGTCACCTATCTTTGACAACTTTGACAACTTTATCGGAATTCACTGCTCCGGTCATGCTGTCAAGGAGAACAAGCACAACCACTTTGAGTTGTTTGCTGGTCTCCCGCTCAAGTTCTCTCAGCCAAAAAACTGATAGACCCCACCACTGCTCGTGCTGCCTCTTACTTCGGTGAACTGTTTGTCCCTGGTGCCTGTTCTCGTGATCTGCTCGGTACGAATATCCCGGTAGTGGGGCGCGTTTTTCGAAACACGCTCCATAAGACGGGGTTCGTGCCAAATCCAGACACACCGGAGTTTGAGTTCGAGAAGACGTATGACAATAACGAAAGTTGGCGTCCTGCGTCTATGTCTCGACAAGCAGAACTTAACGCGTTGCGCAAATGTGGGGTGCGCAATTACGCGGAGTTCAAGGAATTACCAGAATCCTTTGCACGAGCGAGCAAATACCTCCAAAGCGTGGTTAACAGAAAATGGGTCGCCACGCGAGGAAAAGTGAAGTTCAAACAATTGACCTTTGACCAAGTTCTTATGAAGCTTCACTGGGATACGAGTCCAGGCTGGTACTGGACGAACCTTGGGTACAAGACCAAGGGCGACGTGATCGCTGATCCCAAAATGTTGGCCTACCTCAGAAAAGTTTATGACGAGGAGGTCGATATAGACCCAGTCTTCACCGGTTCCCTAAAGGCTGAATTACGGCCTGAATCGCGTGTTGACGAGGAGAAGACCAGAATGTTCCAGATTGCTCCCATTGAGCATCACATTCTCCTCTACAAGTACTTCGGTGAGTTCCTCGATTGGTTCCTGACCAATTTCCCGGAGCTCGTCCCCCTTGAGTCGCCGTTTAGCGGCAACTGGGACGAGATGATACGCCGTATGATGGAACACCCTAACGGCTTTGGCCTTGATGGAAGCAGTTTCGATTACTGGATAAATGAGCAGTTCTATCAGCTCTGCCTCGACTTCCTCAAAGTGTTC